AACAGAGCGTTACGATGTGGGCTTCACCGACTGGCGTGCAATGTACGGCACACCTGGCGTGTAATAAAACTTGGTGCGGGGGAGAGCGATCTCCCTCCATCATTTAGGTACTAGGGGAAACACTTATATCAACTGCCCTAGCAGACTTTATAGAGATGATATAGGTTAAGTGCTATAACATAAAAAGGAATTTAACATGGCATATACAACATTTAGCGGCCCAGTCCGATCAAACGGTGGTTTTGCAACACCTGTTGAATACATCTTGGGTGCATCAACAACATTAGTAAACATTGAAGCAGGTAAAACATATGTAATTATCGCTGAAGACCAAGGTGGTCCAACAGCTCCTTGCACATTAAGACTACCAGAAGTAGTTAGCGGTACATTCTTACCAAACGCTCAACCTGCTGACCAACGTTACAACGGTATCGAAGGTAAAGTATTTAATCAAAGCACAACATTAACTCATGTATTAGATGGTTTTGGTTCACAAACTATCAACGGTCTTGCATCAGTTAATATTGATCCTGCTAAAGTAGTCCAATGGTCAGGTAACGGCAATCAATCTGCTCCTTGGATTGCTATTGAATCTTCACTAGCTAATTAATTAAGGGGAATATAATGGGTCAATTTAAACCGATGGTAAAAATGGAGACTACAGAACCTTCAGTGATTTTAAAACTGAAAAAAGGTGGTTCAGTAGCTCACAAGAAAATGAAACACGGCGGCGAATCAGGTCACAAGCCAATGAAGAAAATGATGGACGGTGGTGTTATGGAAGCCTTAGCAGCTCAACCAGCTTTAGTTGGTGGCGGTGCAGGTCCAGTAGCTCCTGTAGCAAGATCTCCAAAAAAACCATCCATGGCAGCACGTCGTATGGCTATGATGAGAGGCATGAAAAAAGGCAAACGCGCTCTTAAAGAAGGTGGTGACGTTGAGAAAGAATTAAAAGCTCACGAAGCTAAACCTGCTTCAAAAGCACACGCAGGCCTTAAAAAAGGTGGCGCATGCTATAAAGACGGTGGCATCATCAAGTCTACATCAGGCAAATCAACAATCAGCACAGCAGAGCATACTACAAAGACTAGTGGCAAAACTGGCGACGTTAAATATGGCAATGGTGGCGGTTACAAAACTGGCGGAGTTGTTTTAGGTAACGGCGGTGGTTACAAAACTGGTGGTGTTGCTTTAGGTAATGCAGGCGGCTTTAAAAAGGGCGGCAGCTCAAAAAAAGCGTTTGCTAACGGTGGTTCAGTGCAAAATGAAGGCAAAGCCGTTAGTATGCCACAAGGAAACAAAAAGCCTTCAACACCTGTAAGCATCAGTAAACTTTCAGGTACCTTCAAAAAAGGTGGGAATGTATCTTCTAAAGAGTTACAAGCCGTCTTTAAGAAAGAAAATGCTCCAGCTTTAAAAGCTGCTAAAAAAGACTCTAATGAAGTTTATAGCGTCTACGGTGGCAAAAAAAAAGATAAGCATTTTGTAGGTGGTGGTCATGCTGAAGGTGATGATTCAGATAACGTAAGTGACTTAGCTTATGAATCTGTTATGAAAGCCGAGAAGTCTGGTAAAAAAACCATGATTGACCCAAAAGAAGGCTCAGTAACAGTGAAAGAAAAAGAAGTAACAAAAACTCCTGCTAAGAAATATCCATCAGGAATGACCGATGAAGAGATAGATAACTTTTTAAGAACTGATCTAATGAGAAGGCTCTATCAACATAATATCGACAGAAAAAATGGTGGTAAGGTAGGTAAGTAACTAGGATGGGGAGGCAACTCCCCTCCATTTTTTAAAGGATTCGTATGAAAGTACAAATAGTTTCACAAACTGACACAGGCTCAAGCGACGCTATTGTAATCAATACAAACACAAATCCATGCAATATTGGCTTTGGTTGCATTATTACAGATGGCTCACCTGACTATACAGTGCAACACACATTTGACGATCCAACAGTTGTTGATCTAAATACATCAGCAACATGGTTCCCGCATCCAACTGTAGCAGCATTAGATGCTAATGCAGATGGTAACTATGCATTCCCTGTAACAGCAGTAAAACTTGTTGTTACTGGTACAGGCACTGTGGTGCTTAAACTAGTTCAAGCTGGTATTGCTTAATGCCATATGTAGGTTGGAGTGGAGTAGCCAACTTAGCAAATACGACTGACGGCTTTGCTTTAGGTGTTGGCGCACAAAATGACCCAGCAGCTGTAAATGAATTTGGTTTAGATGTTGGTGATGGTGGCGTAGTTGATTTGTACCATAACGGCGCACAAGTAAAATATTATATCTTGATGGAAAACTCAGGGTATGTATTGCAAGAGACAGATGACAAAATTATATTGGAGATTTCATAATGGCTGATCAAAAAATATCGGCAATGCCAAGTGCCTCAACCTTAGATGGCACGGAGCTTATACCCCTTGTTCAATCAGGAGTTAATGTACAAGCAACAATAACTGATATTGCTGATTACACAACAGCAACTAATTTAGGTTTTGGTGAAATTTATGTAGCAAGTGCATCTACATCACAAACAACAAGTAGCACACCAAATGCATATACAACACTTACTGCATTTACTACTAACGGCGCATCAGCCACAGGCGTAACCACTGTTGCAGCATCTGATAAATTAACGCTTGTTAATCCTGGAACATATCAAATCATGTTCAATGCATCATTTACAGCGTCAAATAATCATACATTTTTATTTAGATGTTATAACGCAACTGCAGGAACTGCTTTTGTAAACACAGTAGGAAAAAATCATACAAATTCTACAAATTCACATCAAGTGATGTTTAATGCTTTAGTTACTGTATCAGCTAATCAAGACATTGTTGTGCAAGTAACAAGCACACAAGCAAGTCAAACATTTACTGTTACTGATGCTAACTTTATGGCTATCCAATTAGGAGACTAATTATGCCACTCATTAAATCTAAATCACCGAAAGCATTTCAAGCCAATATTAAGGCTGAGATCAAAGCTGGCAAGCCACAAAAGCAAGCCGTAGCTATTGCATACGCAGTTAAGCGTTCAGCTAAAAAAGCTAATGGTGGTTCTTGTAAATGGTAAAGAAAGGTTTATATGCAAACATTCATGCAAAGCGTCAAAGAATTGCTGAAGGCAGCAAAGAACGTATGCGCAAGCCTGGTTCAAAAGGTGCGCCAACTGCTCAAGCGTTTATTGAGTCTGCTAAAACAGCTAAAGCACAAGGTGGTGGAGTAAGTCTTTCTGTTGGTAGAGGAGAGAAACTCTCAACAAAAGAAGGAGCAGGATTAACTGCTAAAGGCCGCGAAAAGTATAACAGAGAAACAGGTTCAAATTTAAAGGCACCACAACCTCAAGGAGGCTCACGTAAGAATAGTTTTTGTGCTCGCATGTCAGGCGTTGTAAAAAACGCTAGTGGCGACGCACCAAGAGCTAAAGCTTCTCTAAGACGTTGGAAATGCCCAGGTTGGTAAAGGGAAAATATGGCTTACTCAGGCACCATAGGCACTACAGTAGTTACAGTACAAGATTTTATCGATGAAGGCGCTCGCCGTTGCGGTAAATTAGCTGAAGAATTAACTTCAGAACAACAAATCTCCGCAAGAAGATCATTAAACTTTTTACTATCTCATCTGATCAATATTGGTATTCAGTATTGGGCAATTGATAAGAAGGTTTTTGGCCTCAACGCCGATCAATATATCTATGAGCTACCCTTGGGTGCTAATGACGTTTTAAATGCGTTATATCGCACTACAACGCGTCCACAGCCTAATGGTGAAGGTGGTTATATTACCTCAACAGCTCTATCAGTAGGGAACCTAGCAAATGTCTTTGACAATGATATTGACACTTACGCAATACAAAGTTCAGCTAACGGATCTTTTGCCATCAATTATGGCACTAGTAATTATGTATATGCTGGTTCGATAGGATTCATGCCATATATACCGAATCAAGGTACTGCAACTTGGTCGTTTACATATGAATACTCCACTGACGGTACAACATGGCTAACTTTAAAAGATATGCCAAACACCGTTGTGACTGATAAACAATGGATTTGGACTGACATTGATCCTGGTCAAACTGTTCAATACTACAGAGTTCGCGCTTATAACGGCACAATTTTAGCATTACGCGAGTGGTTTGTAGGTGATAACACACGTGAAGTGATGATGTCTCGTTTAAACCGTGATGACTACACAAACTTACCAAACAAAAATTTTACAGCCAATCAACCATATCAATTCTGGTTTGATCGCACTATTCCTAAACCATCTATTTATTTATGGCCAACGCCAAGTGATCCGTTCATTCAAATGACTGTATGGTACTCACGTCAAATCATGGATGTAGGTGCTTTAACTGATGAATTAGAAGTGCCACAACGTTGGTATGAAG